ATCTCCTCCGCTGTCCAGTCTGGATCGGCGGCGTTGGTGACGACGCTGGAGGTCATGCGGGCCAGCACAGCATCAAGCATCTCCGTGGCGCGCAGTCGGTTGGAGGACTTTGTGGTCCGGTAGGCATCCTTAAAGCGATACATCAGGTTATCCAGCTCATCCAGCCCATTGAGCACCTGCCCATCGCGGACGATCAGAGCGGATCGATCAACCCCGCCGCGCAGATAGTTGCCATCTACCCCAAAATACCGCTCTAGTGCGGCCATCGCTCGACTGTTAGGTTCACGGCGGCCAATTTCATAATTAACGATTGATTGCAAAGATATTCCGGTATTTTCAGATAATTCTTTTTGAGTAATATTTTTTGATTTTCGCAACTCTTTCAATCGATCAGCAATGCTCATCATAACACCTCTTTTAGGCCAGTATATCATTATCTGTCCATATGGACAACAAAAATTTTAAAAAGGACTTGACATGTCCAAACGAACGATATATTATAATAACAAGAGTTGTCCGAATGAACGATAAAGGAGGCAAAAATAATGTATCTTACCCCTCGTGTCAACGAGATCAAACGCCGCCGCGAATCCGCCATGCTATCACAGCATGGACTGTCCCTCAAGGCTGGACTGAGTGGGCAGTCCATCAACCGGATCGAGCGCGGCGAATCACGGCTTACGCACCATCTGAGGGCCGCCGCCATCGCCCAAGCCCTCGGCTGTAAGGTGGAGGATATCTTTTATGTGGACAAGAAGCAGCAGAGTGCATAAAGGATTTACATGCAATCCCTAAGACCATAAGGAATCGATAAATCATAGAGCACCTACTGGTCGAAACCGCCGAACGGGCGGTCACCGTGAATTGGCCTACACGGTCTGACGAGACAGGCCAGAAAGGAAATGTTGTAAATGGAGGAATTGCAAACTTTCAGGCACACGGAATTTGGGGAGCTTAATGTGCTTGAAATTGATGGAAAAACATACTTTCCGGCCACAGGCTGTGCGCGAATCCTAGGGTATGCGCATCCGCGTGATGCGATTAGGAGACATTGTAGAGATTCTATAGAACGCACAACTTCCCATCCACAAAGCCCGAAAAAATCGATCACTATGTACTTTATCCCTGAGAGTGATCTATTACGTCTCATTACCCACAGTAAACTGCACTCTGCTGATCGTTTTGAATCTTGGATTTTACATGAAATTTTACCGGCGATTCAAAAAAAAGGAAAATTCTAGTTCAACCATTCAGCAGACGGTCGCGGAAACCGTGGCAGAGGTCATGAAACAGATGATCCCGGTCATGATTACGGCGATACAGTCTGCACAGCCGATGCCGCAGCCAGAGCCTGAGAAGCCAAAACAACGCCGTTGGAAAAGGCCGGTCAGCATTATCTCCAGACTGGATACCAACCTGCGGCGCGAAGTGGAGAGCATGCTCTGCGACGGCAGGTATACATACTCTGATGTTGCACAGTATCTTGCAAGTCAAGGCGTGCCGATATCCATCGCATCAGTATGCCGCTATGCAAAAATGCTGTACGTGAACTACAACGATGAAGAAGGGAGGCTCGAAGCGTGAAAGGCATCATTTTAGGCGTGCCACTGGCCGCCGTGCTGATTGCAGTGTTAGGAGCCATGCAGGCACTGGGCCTGCTATGAGTCGAAACCGCCCGAGCGGGCGGTCTTGCGGAGACGGCCTCCCGCAACTGATGAGACAGGCCATGAGAAAGGAGATCAAAATGACCTTAGACATCAAACTACCCGAAGGCTTTGAACTGATCGGGAACTACAACAATCAGTATGTAATTGCAAAAAATGAGCACCCCGGTGCGCCGGAACCGTATGTTGTTTGGGCTGTCGATTATGATAAGCGCGGGGTACACAGCGGCACATATTTTCCATCCTTGCAAATGGCACAGCTAAGCTTTTGTGAGCGTGCTTTTGGCACCAATTTGATGCAAGATCACGAATCCACAGAAGAGCACCTGCTCTATGCGGTTACAAATGATGACATCAAAGCTGCTGTTAAGGCAGTGCGTACAATGGAAAATAAAGTGTACATCAAAGTACCACGGGGCCGATTCGGTGTATGGAAACAGTGGGTTCGGGCGATTGTTCAGATTGAGAAAATCCTCCAACAGCAGAGAATACCCTATGAGCTTTGTGGAGAATATTATGGAAAGGAATTTAAAACAAAATTGGATCGCACAGCTCCACTTGGCTGAGAACTGATTTTAAATCCACAAGATTTTTATCGTGGAATTTATCCATTATCAAAACACAGTGCTTCATTGTAGTCTGATAAACGGCGGCTAAATCATCATCTTGAAAAATCAGCACAGCGGGACAGGCAAACATTTCAGACGGGACGAATCCGTACATCTTGTTAAATCTAGCCAATTCTTTGGCATCAGATGCGAAGCTTAACTCTCCATTCATTTTACACGGAAGCACATCAGCAATTTTTTCTCCATCGCCATAATAATTCGTCTCTATATCATGACGTTCATACTGCGCGCAAAATTTTGTAATGAAGGTAGCCACTTCGCCGGTATCGTCTAATGCAGCAAAGAGCAATGACAGGCGGTGATCCAGAATGTAAATCCTGATATCTGGAGAAATATCCGTTATTTGAGGCTTAAGCCGCTTAAGCTGCCTAGAGTAAGAAAGGACTTTTTCCTTAAAATCAACGAGGTATTCGGGCCAGACACCCTCCGTCCACTTGCAAAATTCGGAACAGTAGAGGGCAATGTCGTACTCTAACAAAGGCAATTTACATTTTAAAGGCGGCGCAAAGGTTTCGATTCCGAATGACATCAATATCACATCCTTTTGTTAATTATACAAATTATACCACAAAACAGCCGAAACGGCCATAGCTGGCCGTCATCGTGGGATGACCACCACGGTCTGATGATGGCAGGTCAAAGGCAGGTGAGATATCAATGGAGACAATGCTGACATGTCAAGAACTCGCATCCCTCATGGGGATAAGCTACCGGCACGCAAAACGACTTGCAGAGACGGGAGAGATCAAAGCGGATCGGACGCTCAACGCCAACAACCGACCTAAGTACCTGATCCCGCTCAGCTCGCTCGACGCGCCGCTGCAGGATAAGTACCTCAAGCAGCACCGGCCCACAGCGCCGCCCCCGGCCCCCAAGGTTGAGGCCAAACCGCTGGATACATACAGCGGGGCGGAGCGCGAGGAGATCGCGCACTGGCGGCGGGTGGTGGCCGAGTGGCAGGAGTACCGCAGCCAGCCGGGAGCCAACAAGACGCAGGTGGATGAGCAATATATCCTGCTATACAACCTGCAGCACCCCGGCGAGGAGCTCTCCACGGATATCCTATACCGTAAGTGGCGGGCCGTCCGGGAGGACGACCTCAACGGCCTGATCGACAAGCGCGGCAAGTGGCGCAAGGGCCGGAGCAGCATCAACGAGACCGTCTGGCAGGCGTTTCTGAGCTTTTGGCTGGATGAGGCGCAGCATCCAGCCAGACGGTGCTATGAGTACACCAAGCTATGGATCGGCCAGGAGCTCCCGGAGCTATACGATACCATCCCAAGCTATGAGACGTTCACCCGGCACCTCAAGACAGATGTGCCGATGCCCGTCAAGGTGCTGGGCCGCGAAGGCCAAAAGGCATACAGAGACCGCTGCGCCCCATATATCCGTCGTGTATACGACGATATGGCGAGCAACGAGTGGTGGATCGCGGATAACCACACGTTTGACGTGATCTCCAAGCGGGCGGACGGCACCCGGCACCGCCTCTATCTCACCGCATTTTTTGACGCGCGGTCGGGCATCTTTACCGCGTGTCACATTACGGACGCGCCGTGCTCGCAGGCGACGCTGATCGCCCTGCGCAAGGGCATCCTGCAATACGGCATCCCGGATAATATCTACGTTGACAATGGCCGCGAGTTTTTGACGCATGATATCGGCGGCCTCGGCCACCGGGCGAAAAAGACAAAGGATGGGCAGGACAAGTACGCTCCCCCGCCCGTATTTGAGCGGCTGGGGATTAAGATGACCAATGCCATTGTCCGAAACGCCAAGGCCAAGATCATTGAGCGCCGGTTTAGGGACATCAAGGATCATTTAAGCCGCCTTTTTGCCACCTATACAGGTGGCAACCCCGTCGAGAAACCAGAGTGCCTCAAGCACATCCTCAAGGATGACGGCAGTATCCCAACGGACGAGACGATGACGCAGGCCGTGACGGAGCTGCTGGAGTACTACTTTAACCGGCAGCCCTACGGCGGCACAGTGGCCGCCGACCGTGGAAAACCCCGGATGCAGGTCTACAACGAGCATTTGCAGCGCAAGCGGGTCGCCTCGGCGGACGAGCTGGCGCTGATGCTCATGCGGTCGAGCCGACCGCAGCAGGTCGGCAGGCGCGGCGTGCATCTGGATATCGCCGGGCAGCGGATCGACTACTGGACGGCTGATATGGTCAACGCGCTGCGCGGACAGGAGGTCTATTACCGATACGATCCTGACGACCTCAGCGAGGTCAGGCTCTACGACCTGCAGGATCGTTACCTGATGACCGTCCCCGCCGACAATACGGCGGTGCTTACCTACGGTACCAGCAAAGATGAGGTCAAAGAGGCTATCGGCAAGGTCAGGCGCATGGAGCGGATCACCAAGGAGGCGCTGGAGTACAGCACCCTCCCGGCAATCGGCAAGCAGACGGCCCTCAATCTGGTGCTGCAGCAGGCCCACATCAACCGGGAGGCACAGATCATCCCGGACGCCGAGCCCAAGATACTGGACGTGCAGCGGGCGGCGGACAACACGGAGCCGCTGCTTAAGGCGGTCGGTGCGGACGATCTGAGCCGCATGGTGCGCAACGCGGAGCAGCGCGCGCAGGCCAAGGGCAAGGAGGAGGATGGCTATGACCTCTGATCTTACACGCCTGCGGGACAGGCTCAACACCTATGCGGACGATCCGGCGCACGACACAATGGAGCTGCACCGCTTGCGGGAGCAATATGCCAAGGCAATCCGGCGTCGGATGGACGCCACGATCAATATATCAGTAGACGATGACGACATCATTAAGGAGGACGATCAGGATGAGTAAGGCCCATAACGCGGAGCTGCAGGCCCGCGTACAACAGTACATGCGGGAGCACGGCATGAGCCAGGCGCGGCTTGCGCAGGTTAGCGGGATCAATAAGGCGATCATCAGCCAATGGCTGCGCGGTCAGTACAACGGGGATATCGCGGCCACGGAGCAGGCCATCGAGGAGTACCTGCGCACGGCGATGGAGCATGAGCAGGCGCAGGATAAGGCGATCACCTACGGCTCCACGCAGGACTACATCCCAACGTCGATCTCAGAGGACATCTACAACCTGATCCGGTACTGCCAGCTCGCCAAGGGTATTGCGATTGCCCACGGCGACGCGGGGATCGGCAAAACCAAGGCCGCCCGGCAATACCTTAAGGATAACCCCACACAGAGCTATTATATAACGCTCACGCCGAGCATGGGGACGGGCACCAATATCCTGCGCCTCATGGCGCGGGAGCTCAAAATCCCCTACAACTCCAACAAGGTGCAGCTCAACGCCGACCTGCACGCCAAGCTCGACGGCAGCAACAAGGTCATCATCATCGATGAGGCCCAGCACCTCAAGTATGCGGCAATCGAGGAGATCAGGGATTTTTGCGATCTTGACCGGGACGGCATTGGCATCGTGCTGATCGGCAACTCTGAGATATATGACCGGCTCAAGGGCCGTCAGGAGGCATTGTTTGCGCAGCAGTTTTCCCGCATTCGATTCCCGCGCCGGTACACGACGCGGGACATCAAGGACGATGATGTCAAGCTGCTCTTCCCGCTGCTGGCCGAGCAGCGCAAGGAGAAGGAGCTCCAATTTCTTGGCGGCGTCTGCCGCAGCAAATGGGGTATCCGGGGCGCGGTCAACGTCTACCGCAACGCGGTAGACAACGACGATATCGGCTA